CAATTAGTTTTTGGTTCTGTTTTCTTACTGCTCTTGACATTTTACTAACCCCCAATTCCACAAAGCGTCTAAACCACAAATTATTCCTATAATCAGCCAAAATGACGCAATTAAACTGAATGAAATAAATGCTATCCAACCACAAATCGTTGCTGTATCACAAGATATCTTCCAAGAATATTGTGCCGTTTCCCAAATCAAATAACATATAAGACAAAGCAAACCAATTACTCCACTAATTATTCCTGCTGTTCCAAAAAATTGATAATTCATATTCTTAAAATCTCCATAATGCCTCTAACGAACTAATTTTGTTCTCCATATTCAACCCCCATAATTTTCAAAACTCTTTCTTTATCTTCTGGACTACTTAAACTATGTAAAAATGTTAAATTTAGTTTGTGCTTTAACCACTCGAAATCTTGTAGTGCGGTTTCAACTTCGTCCATAGTTTTACAATCGCTACCATATAGCATTTCTCTAATTTCATCATCTGCATAAAGTCTTATCCACACTTCGCAAAATCTTTCATAAAGTGATAGTTGTTTAGTCATTTTTTTATATTCCTTTCAAATAATAACGTCCAATATGAACCCTTATTTGCGTGCGAGCATATTTGTTTCAAATCCCAACCTCTTGCATTATAGTCATCAACAACCTTGTTAATGGCTTCGCTAATATGTTCTGTGTATTCAATTACTACTACTCTCTGTTGTTTCTTCATCGCCCTTACCCCAAAACATTTTTAAAAATCTAATTGGCGAATATATAGCGTAACAAATGCCATAAATCGCATAACAAATCGCACCAAATACGCCCCACATAATGCCTAATACAAAGATAATAGGCGTCACAATAATAATATTAAATAAGTTTTCCATACATTTTCTCCCAATTTTCTAATCGGTTATATTCTTTTTTTAGAATAACAAGTAACACAAACCACTCTTTGCCCACAATTTTCTTATAGTAAAGGCTACGGGCAACCCAACAATTATATTCGTATGATGACGTAGCCTCAAAAAACCAATCAAAATGTAAATGTTTTTTTGCAATTATTTCGTTGGCTTCCGCCATTAACTTATCGAGTAATTGTAACCTATACAATGCGTCCATTATAAGTCTTCCTCCATCATATCAAGTTCTTCCAAAAACTCGTCGCAATACTCACAGTCATCGTGACACGCCTTTTCGTTTGGACAACCAACGCATTTTTCTTCGTATAGTCTTTCTGCTTTGCTTTTCATTTGTGTTTATCCCTTTCGTTGTAACTATAATATCACAATTATAAGCAAATGTCAAGTTAGTAATTTAGACATTTAATAACCGACAAATTCTTTCATATTCATTATTCCGTGTATTTTTATAAAATCACTTCTCATCTTCGTTTATCCCCCAACAAAATCCTAAAACCCAACCTAATTGATAGAATGCCCACATAATAAAATTTATTGCCAAAACTTTAAAAACTTCAATTCCGGACGCTACACTTGCAATAGTAAAACCGATGGCACCTAAAAAGATAACGATTAACAATATCAAATTAAATATAAACTTATTCATTATTTTTCTCCTTATGCGTCATTTCTAAAACGTCTAATAATTTGTTCTGGTGTGATAACCTCACCGTTTGTTATCCTAATCAAAACGCATTGATACGGACAATCTTGTGGGTGGAAATCACTCTTATATCCCAATTCTATAAAAGCAACTTTAAATTGATATCTAAATTCTTTCTTTACATATTTAATAGTGTCGTCATATAGTTCGCCGTCGATAAGCATTTTTACATCACATATTTTATAGCCACTTAAACTATTAAATATTACTTTCACATCATCGTCGTCAATTGTCGGGCTAAAATTACGCAAAGTATTAGCCAACTTTTCCGCTGTGTCTATCATTTTTCTAAAACCTCTTTAATAAGTCAAATTCTTCAAGTGTGATTTTTTCATCACAACTTTTCTTAATCTTCGTTGACTTTCGGCATATCTTTCGTATTCTTTAACTACTTCATCAGTTGTTAATATTCTTGTGATTTTGCTTTTCTTTGTAAGTCTCATTTCAACTCCTCCTTTAATCACTATATTTAATTCCTAAAATCATAGGTGATATAAAGAAACCAATTATAAATAATACGAATAATTTATTAACGAAGAAACCTAAAAAGATAGCAAGAGCAAAGAATATTGTTGAAACTAATGCAACTAATAAACACTCAAAATCGTAGTCCATTATTTGAGTTCCTCTTTTAATAAGTCAAATTTCTCTGTTGAAACTATAAATACGCATTGGTTTTTTATATTACAACCTCTATCAATAGTAATAGTATTATCATCAAAGAAGAAACTAACTTCACTCTTTAATGCTTCCAACACCTTTGATTTCTTTTCGTAATCGGTTAATTTTCTTTCCAATTCTAACCAAAAGCAATCATCTTTGTTTGTGCATTTTTCATCTTTATAATATTGACACCCTTTACAAGCGACATCTCTTTTTAGAAATTGAAAATTATAATCTTCATAAATTGCTCTGCGTTCAATAATTCTTTTAGTTCTTTCGTTTATTAAATCATTTTTAGAAGCAGTTAAATCTTTAATTATTCGTTTTTGCATTTCGTAATCTTTAAGTGCGGTTTCAATGATTTCTAATCTTTCATTCATTGATTTATCTTCACCACATTCTAAATTATGACAAACTCGTATTTGTCTTAATGCCTCTAATGGTGATAATTGTTTAGTCATTTTTGTTCTCCTTAAAATTTATCTCTATATTGTGGCGATTTTAGTCTTTCAAGTAATTCTTCATATTTTTTGCGATATTCTAAATAAGCATTAAAAATTACTTGGTTATAATCAAAAGGTATTTCTTTAATTTCATCTTCCATAACACTAAAACAATAAAAATCTGTTCCTTCTGGATATAAATGTGGATAGAACACAAAATAACAATATCTATTTCTTTTGATTTGAATTGATTTAATTTTAACTATTATTAAATTGTCTTTTAACATTACTTTTTCGCCAACTTTAAACATTGGTTCTATTTCTTGAATTTTAATTTTTTTAATTTTCTTCATACCCTATTCCTCACTTTCTACATAGCAATAATTTTGAGGGGCTTTGGTTAATGGAACTAATAGTTTTCTTGATTTTCTATGTTTTTCATCACTATAAGACCTTATTATACAAAACCCACAATTCGTTTCTTTTTTGTAATGCCAAAATTCTTTTAATTCTTTCGGTCTATCAAAAATAACTAAATCTTCAATGTGATAAGCATAACCTTTATGATTTCCAATATAGTAATTAAATTCTTTTATAGATAAACAAGACTTTTTAGTTAATTCACTGCAATTTGATTTAAAAATACCATTTTTGTTTTCGTATTTTGTGAAATAAGATAAACCATTGTAATGTATTATTTCTTCAACTTTTCTAACAGTAAATTTTGCGACAACTTTGCCTTCTAAACAATGTTCTAAATAACCTTCACTACCAATGTAATAGTCGTATTCATAGCCTTCCCAACCTGTATCCGTATCAACAACTTCAATCAAATGGTAATTCTTTTTATCGCTTTTACTGCAATACATCAAAAAAGTTGCATAGCCTTGTTCCTCAATAAGTTTCATTGTTGCCTTATAAAGTGCTTTATTTTTGCGAATTTCAATTCCTTTGTCACCATTCATAATTTTGGCACACCAAGACGGTTTAATTGCTATCATTATTACTTTCATAATTTTACTCCAATGTTATTTTACCTTTTGCAACCAACTTCTTTACGATTAAATTAAATTCATCATCGCTTAATTCGACAACGTGTCTTTTTTGTGACACTTCGATATAATCACCAAATGTAAATTCAGTTTCTATAAGTTTTTTAACTTTAACATATTTAGTTTCAACTAATTTCATTCGTCTAACTCCTTTAAAATTTCTTCCCATTCTTTAAGGTTTCGTTTAGCCTTTTCCATTAACACTTCTTTCGGCAAAGGTATATTGCTCGTAATTAAATGTTTCTCAAAACAAGATAGATACTCTTTAAAAGTTTTTTGGTTTAAACATTTTTGGTGCAATTCTTCAAGTTCTTCTAACGAGAGAAATGGGTTTTCGTAAGCAATGTGATAGCAAAGATATTCAAAATACTTCTTTTCTAAATTATTCATTTCATATTTGTTGTTTCGAAAGTCGTTATAATACTTCAACATATCAACAAACTTGCCGATAGGCTTTTGAACAATGCTTCTTCTATGCTCAATTACCCATATTGTTGCTTTTTTGACATACGCTTCAATTGTTATATCGCTCTCTTTTGGCATTTTTAGCCCGTTTAAGAGGACTTTTAGGACAGATTGAGCATTTATTCCAAGACGTTGATTTACTTCTCCTAATATGGCTTCCTTAATTTTGTATGTAATTTGGTTGTCTTCTTTGCCTGTTAATTTTAAAGTAAGAGGCATTACTTCTTTATTAGTCAACATTTCCATAGTTTATATTTATTCCTTTCTTTTTATGTTGGTGGTTAATATATAATCTTTGGTTTAGTCTTATAACTTACGGTAGAGGTATAAGAGTTAATTGGTAAGGTAACTTTGGATAGGGTTATAAGAGAATAATAATTTATTGTTATTCATATTGGGGAAACTTTCATAACCCATACCTTATTAGAGTGACCGCTCTTTTGTTTAGCAGGAGAACGGACGAGAACCTCTGTTCTATAATTGCGACTACGAGATTGTTAATTATAATATGTAATCGAGGCTAATCAATGGAAACGAAACTTCTCTAAACAAACGTAAATTTGGAAGACCTCTCGTAGTGCCTTATGACCTAAATTGCTTTGTCAACTTCCGCGTCCGGTTCAACAACTTCAACTTCCGTTTCGGTCTTTGCCTTTGGTGGAGTTAACCTATTTTTAATTGTAGGTGTTTTGTCTTTCTTTTCTTCAACCACACCGTCGTTATCGACATAAACATATTTGCCATTATCAATAACTGCTTGGTCTGCTTGGAATACTTGTTGAAGTTCAACAGACATAATACCCCATTTGCTAACAAGTTGTTTTAGGACTGTCTTCAACGCCATATCATCGAAATCAGTCGTCCAGCGGTCATTTTCTCCGCCTTTGTTATCGCCCCTATGTGCTTGGGAATAACGTTCGCCGTGTTTTTCGCATTGTGCAACTGTCCAATATAATGTTTTCTTGAAACCGCTTAATAATTTGAAGTAAGCGAAGTATCCAACAACTTTATTGTTGTCGTATTGGTGGTCGAAGTGCATAACATCTTCGCCAAACTCGTTTTGTCCGCAAACTTCTCCCTCGTGGACTATTCTAACGCCAAGTGTTTCATATTGCCCTGTTCTTAATGCTAATTGGACAATACCTTTCCAACCAACTTGGAATTGTGCAAGCATAAATCCTTGTTTGTTTTTGTAAGGAACTAAATAGCAGAAACCGAAACTTGGTGCTAATGGAAGTTTAAGTGACTGTCCTAATAATCCTGCGCTAATAATTGAATTAGCAGTGCATTGAGATAATTTATAGTTATTACCTACAACTGTTGAAATTTCGGCTATGAAGCGTTTTGCCGTTTCTTTATCGCCTAATGTGTCATTGATGAGTTGTTGATATTTCTCATCTTTAATTGCTACCGAGAAACGAATGGATTTCTTTTCTTCGGTTGTTGCGACTGCTGTTGTTGTCGCTGTCTTTTTTGTGTAACCCATATTATTCTTTTTCCTCCTTTAATAGGTTAAGTTTTTTGGCATAAGCAACTAATTTGTCGTATGCCTTTTTGTCAGTAGTCTTAATTTCTTTGAAGACATAGACAGGTTCTTTTGGTTTATAGGCTTCCATTTGTGCTGTAAGTCTATCGCTTTCTTCGCTTAACATATTTTCGATAGCGTTTGACATACGGTTAAACTCGCCTAATACAATACCATTTGTTTGCTTTCTAAACTTTTGAATTTCTTTAAGTTTGTTATTGATAACCACTCTCGCTTTTCTTGTTGCTGACCAAGTTGCGTCATCAATTACAGGAAGCAAGTCTTTGGCATTGTTTTCAATAAAGTTTTTAACTTCTTTTTCGACTGTGTTTGCTTTCGCAATTTCATATCGTTTAGTCTTATTATTATAAATATAATCCATACAATTTCTCCTTAAAATTCAATGTGAATATTAGGTGGAATACGTTTTTCAATATTGTTAACTTGGAAGTCTGTTTGCACATCTTCGATAAGTTGAATATCAGCCTCAACATTCTCTGCCGTTCTTTCTAAACGGAAATGAAGTAATCTACTCCAAGTAATATCGCCTGTTTCATAATCTTTACGATATAGTTTAGCATATAATTCGCAGAAATCCTTATCATACATTGCACAGAAGCCTTGCAATACTTGAATATAATATTGTTCCGGTAAGTTCCCGCTTAACCATTCTTCTTCGTCTTCGTGGTTTTGTATTTCGTGTGTTTTGAACTCTACGAAGCCTTTGCGTCCTGTGGCAATTTCTTCTAATAATCCGTCGTATGTATAAGTGATATATGGCTTATCAACACGTCTTGCCATTTCAATCTTTTCTGGATAATAAAGTTTATATTTTGGATAGTCAAGTTCAAATAATTTAGCCAAGATAGGTTCGGCGTTTCTACCGTAACTTGTGCTTACTGTGGCGTTTTCATTTTTATGTTCTGTTGGATTAACTGCCGAGCAATAAATGTCAACCGCAGTCATATATTTATTTTTGCCAAGTAATGCTGAAACTGACGACCCACCAAAACCACGCTTTGCTAACCAAGTTTGGCGGTCATCTTTATCATATACTTCAATAGTGTATTCTTTTGTATTCATTCCGTTTTTCCTTTCCTATTGAGCAACATTATAATACCACGAATAGAATAAAATGTCAAGTAAATAAAGAAAAAGATTTGGAGTAAGAGAACCAAACCTTAATCTTTGAAGAATTTTTACGAACTTGTGTATCGTGTTTGTTATACGACACGCATATATAATAGCATATCGTTTTAACTAATGCAACACTTATTATTCTAATGCACTAATCCTACGTTCGTGGTCAGCGAGTTTCTCATAAATATCTCTAATAATATTTGGATAAACATTTGGTAACTCGTTATCTGCGTCAATATTTCCGCTTAATGATAAGTTAACAATTTCTGTTTGGCTAACTAAATTTTCTTCGTTAACAACTTTTTCAAATTGTAATTGAACCATTAAGTTTCTAAATTGTGTAGTTTTGCCTTGCAACGTAAATTCAACTTCTAATTGATGTCCAATAACTTCTTGCTGTGCATTTGTTACTTCTACATAAGAACTTTCAACAGAAATTTTGTCTAAATATCCTTTACCTGCACTTTCTACTTTTACATAAGCGTCAAAGTTTTCTAATTCTGCTAATGTATTAACACTATCAAGTGGCTCGGTTAAAATAAATTTTATGACATCAACTTCTGCGTTACCAACAACGCTGTAAGAATATAGGTTTTTTTCTGGCTTAATGCCCTTAAAGGTAATATTTAACATTTCAAATCCCTCCTCTTGTCATTTATCTATAATATAACATTTAATAATAACATTATCTATAAATATTTATTTTTAAATATAATATATTTTTTATGTGCGTCAAACCAACTTACATAACTTTCCCAACTCGGCAATAAGTTTGCTAAATCAATTGTGCCATTTGTCGCCTTTCTTTTCATAGACTTAAATGAACTGCTGGTGATGAACTTTAATACCTTTCCCGTTTCAGTTAATTTATATCTAACTTTGCAATAATTAAACCCATTTTCGAGTTTATATATTTTAGTTTTATTCTCGTTAATCCCTAATTTAAGTTGTTTCGCCATTTTAACGATGGTAGCGAGGGTTTTTTCAAGTTCGTGATAATTATTACTAATTACACAAATGTCGTCCATATAACGGCTATAATACTTTAAATGCAACTTTTCTTTGCAATAATGGTCTATCTTGTTTACATAATACATAGCACAAATTTGACTTATTTGACTGCCTAAACCAAGCCCTTGAACGTCATTTGGTATCATTTTCACACATAAATTATACAAATCTGTATCTTTTATGTTTTCCCTTAACATTTTAAAAAGCGTTTCGTGGTCAATGCTTTCAAAGTAATGACGAAAGTCAACACGCAACACATAGCCGGTGCTTCCGTGCTGTCTATAATACTTCTGCAATTGTGTTATAATTCTGTTTTTAGCGAATAAAATACCTTTGTTTTTAATAGTCGCCCCACTATCATAAATTAGTTGTTTAGATAAAAGCGGTGTCAAAAAGTTATCGCATAAGCATTTATGGACTATTCTATCTTTTAGCGATAACGCACTAATATCTCTTACCTTTCCACGTTCCATAACTTTAAAGAAGTGCATTTTATCCATTGTATAAGTTCCGTCTTTTATCGACTTATGAATTAAAGCCACTTTATACCAAGCGTCAAACATATATTCTTGCGTTGTCTGCTTCCATTTAACGCCTTTAACACATTTAAGATACGAGTTATATAAGTTATCAAAAGAAAAAATGGCGTCAATAGTATCACTTGCTTTATTCGAGCAAGACACATCGCCATTTATAACATTAGTTCCATTTTGCATATTCTTGGTATCCACCTTATACAAATTTCGGGGGCAACCCCATTGTTGTTGTTAGTATTGTTGTTGTTGACATTACCATCGTTGTTACAATTACCCCAATTGTTAGTGTTGAGCAAGTTAGGACTGCCTACAACTAATGTTCCTAACGTAATTGAATTGTCCGCCCAATAACTTTGTTTGTGTTTCAACCTTTTCGGCAAGCAATATAATAAACTTATCTTTTACTATATGCCTATTTAGGTCATAAAATTGTTGAACGGACGTTTTCAATAACATTAGATTTTCGCTCGCTTTTGATAAGTAAGCCAAGCGTTTATTGGTATCTCGCATTTTATTTGCACATAAGCAGTAATGATATACTAACTTGGCAAATAATATAGGCGATTTCCATAAATCATAATTAGATGATTTTACAAAGTGTTTGTATCTTCTGCTGTCTGCGATTTTGTTAGCATATTTAGTCATTCTTTCGTTAACTAAATTTGAAAGTTGTAATGCGTTATATACATATTCAACCTTGCTTGTGTTTCTATCGCAAACTCTAACACTCATATTATTTTTAGATAAACCTGCGGTTTATAGATTGATTGCTTCGCAATTAGATTGCAAATGCGGGGGCAACCCCACCGTTGTTGCTAGTAAGGTCGTCGGTGACATAACCACCGTTGTCACAAAAACCCCAACAGTCAGTGTCGAGCAAGTAAGGACTTCTTAACCAATACCAATATGGTTCGCCTTTATAGTATCTAATACGCTTGTTCCTTGCTTGTTCAGTTTGATTGTTTTGTGGTGTGCTATCAAAGTAAGCATACTTTTTGCCTTCTAAATTAACGAGTGTTGGAACTTCGTCAATTTCAACCTCAATATCGTATGGGAATTGGTCTGGGTCATTTTCTGCATTTGAATGTGTCATACCCATTTCGCTGGCTGACAAGCAGAATAATTTTACATTGACGCAAGAGCCATAACGGTCTTGTTCTTTAAGAATAACTGTTGAAGTAGTATCAAACATTTCATAGTTATCACCATCGTCAATTTCGCTAATAAAGATGTCTTTTCTAACAGTCTTAATTGCTTGTTGTAAAATGGTTGGTAATGAGTTGAAAATTTCTTGCATAGCGTGGATAAGTCCAACAGCACTTGCATAACCGTGAGCGTTGCTTGGATAGATTGGGTCAATAGTAACTTGACTTGCACCGCTATCTTCCATATTTTCTTCTGTTTGACTTGAACGGATATAGCCTTCCTTTTCTTCCTCATAAGGTAATGCTAAATTAACTTTTTGGAACGGCATATCATAGAACTGTAATGTTAAGTTTGCAGTTGTTCCGTTTGGCTCTAATTCGCCATTATCAGTATTTGCTAATACGTCGTGTTCGTGTCCAATAACAATCATACGGAAACTTGCACCGTTAATTAACTTTGAAAATGTTAAAATTTTTCCAATCATTGTATCTGCAAAAAGGTGTGCATTACAAGAAGCGATAAAGTCTTCGAGGGAAACAGTTGTGCTATCCCAAGAAACTGTGCAACAGCTACTTATATCTTTAAATTCGTAACCGTCTTCATCATCATTAACAAATGGGACTTTGCCTTTGCTTCCTGCTGATGGTAACAAAGTTTTAAGTTCATCTGCCTGTTCCGGTGATAATGAATTGATTGGTGTGGTTATTGTTTCGTCATAAGACCAGCGGTCATCAGCCTTTTTATAAATTACTTCTGTAACTTCTTCGCTTGTGATGAACGCTAATTTCATTTCTTCAAGACTTTTGCTTGAAATGATAAATTTCTTTTGTTCGTCACCGCTAACAAGAATAACCTCATCGCCTAACTTCAAGTTGTCACAGGCTCTATTTGAGATATGTTCGATGTCATCGGTTTTGACGATAAATTCTGGTAAACTTCTATATGTGGTTTCCATAAATATCTTCCTCCTTATTTGTGGTTAATTTTTTTACTAAACTCAATACATTCCTCAATATAGGCACTTGCTTTGTCGTAAATTCCTTTACCTTCACCGAATACTGCGGTTACTTTTTCAAGGACTTTAACTTTCTTTAAGTCGCCAGAGATAGCGAGAACTTCAACGTCTGCCATTGCTTCTTCAACAAGTTGTTTGAGTTTTTTATCCTTTAAATAATTGTATATTTTTTTGCCAAAAGCAACAGTAGTGCCGACTAATGCGACACCCTCTGCGATTAAGCCTAACAATAAATAAATTTCATTCATTGACATATTTTATAACTCCTTTTCGTTATTTAAGTAATAAACCCATAATTGCACCAACGATAGCACCAATGCAACCGGTAATTATTGCAATGATGACTTTCTGTCTAATCTCTTGTGCGTTTTTTGCCGGTTGCAATTCAAGTGCTGATATTCTCTTTTCGTTAACTTTACGGGTTTCTTTTTCTTCTTTCATATCATTAAGCATAGCAGTTTGATTGACAGCAATTTCCTTCACGCTTAAAGCAAGGTCATTGATACTTTCTGCAAGTTTATCTAACTTGTTAAGTCTTTTTTCGCAAACTTTAATCCTTGCTTCGTGGTTTGCTAACATTGCGTCTGCTGATATTGTTTTCTTCTCTGCCATACTTTAATTCCATTATGAAAGATTAAGCGTTTTCCCAAACATCAGTTGAGTTATAAGCCCAACCTTCTGCGGTAAAATCATAAGAAACTGTTTCGATACGAGAAGCGTCTGCGTATGTTAAACAAAGTCCTTCTCCAACGCCTTCGCCTTTGTATGAAACACGATATAAGTGTTTTTGTTTGCCGGTTACTTTAATAACTTTGTCACCGACGTTAAGGTTTTTAAGAGCGTCGCTGGATAATTTTGTGATGTCGTCAACTTCAACAGAGAAATTGCCAACGTTTCTGTAAATTTTCTCCATAATGTTTTCCTCCTATAACGATAAAAATTGTAACCATAAGATTACAAACGCCCTATTGCTATTATAGATAACCAATTTTATCTTTATTACATTATAAGGCAATAATTTATTTTTAGCAACGTATTCTTTTCTTTTCGTCGCTACTAAATACATTTGTTTTTTCAAACGTGCATTTTCCTTCAATAACACAGTCAAGAAGGTTGCAACATTCAAAATGACAATCTGCTGTAATTCTGCATTTTTCAAAATTACACCCAATATAATTAAAATTTTTATCAATTGTAATATTTTTTAAGTTTTCAAATTTTATTGTTTCCATAAATTACTCCTAAACTAATGTGTTAGATGTGTAATAAACCGTATTTTCAGTTGGCGTTCCAACAAATGTTCCGCCTGTGTTTGTAAACATTTCCAACAATGCGTCTGTGCCTGCTGTTGCACTTCCATTTGTAGGTATACGGTAAGGTGTTTGATATTCCCCGCCTTGCGATGTTGCTATTTTAATGTTTGAACAATCTTCATACATATTTCTATAACACCATCTTGGTAAGTTTGTAGCAGGCAAGTTATGTAATTTACCAAGAGCATAGCACTTAATAAACATATAGGCATAACAACCTTCTGCGAGTTGAGTGCTTGGTAATGAAACAACATTTACTAAATTTTCGCAAAGTTCAAACATACTTGCGTAGCACCAATCTGCCATCACTGTTGCAGGTAAGTTAGGCATTGTAGTTAATGCGGTGCAACGTCTAAACATACCATCGTAGCAAGAAATGTAAAGTGTCGTCGCAGGCAATTCTGGACAACTTAATAATGATGAACAACCTGCGAACATATCCATATAACAACTTGGTGCAATATTTTCCGCAGGTAATGTTGGAGGTGTTATTAAATTAGAACAATTATAGAACATTTGTTTATAGCAACTATCCGCTAATGTCGTTGCAATAAGCGCAGGTGCTTGTTGCAAAGATGTGCACCCCCAAAACATATAAGCATAACAACTATCTGCTAATGTTGTAGCGTTAAGTGTAGGCACTTGTTGTAAGAGTGTGCAACCCCAGAACATACTTTCATAACAGTCACTTTCTAATGTTGTTGCAAAAAATTGTGGGCAATTTGCAAGATGGGTGCAAAAAGAGAACATTTCCCAATAGCAACCATTTTTTAATGTTGTTGGTGTTAATTGTAAGTTTGAAGTAGATGTTAAACTTGTGCATTCTTTAAATAATCTTGCAAAGAATTTAGCAGTAGGTATTTCTTTATTTTGCATTGTTTTGTCGTATAAAGAACTAATATCGCCACCAATTTCAATTTCCAAATCACTTGTGGTTGTAAAATGCCAATAATTATCGTTAGAAGCGTCGCCGTTAAGCGTATCGTTATTGCCTCTAATATACATCTTATTGCTATTTTTATCTAACCAAACGCCATTCCCGTCAAAAGGTAACCATTTTGCTCTATCAAAACTATATTCAAACGGATAGTTTGTTGAACCATTTGGGTTGGTTAAATAAACCGTGCCACTTCCATAATTTCTTGTAATAGAAAAATAATTTAATTTTGAAACAGTATTATTATCGGTTCGCAAAGTAATATTACCACTAAATGAACCATTAAACTTCATCTCTATTTTTTCAATAATACAGTTTAATAGCGTTCCATCTTCTTGCTCTATTGCCACCTTATCAAAAAGTTCTAAACAAGGGTCAATTCTTAAATCAAGAATAATTTTATCATTATAACTACTACAAATACTTAAATAATTACCTGCATAATCAACAAATTCACTTGTTATTAGTTCATCAGCAATTATAGTTTCATCGTTTCCGTCAAAATATGAATTATATGTTTTTTGCTCGTAGTGTTCCGTTGCATAGTAAGCATATATGTCGGTATAAACATCATAAAAAGGTGGTGGAAAATGAGATTTGTAAGTAAGAATGCCTCCGCCTTTTAATTCGCAAGTGGCTTCTGCATTTTGTGCAACTGCAATAGCATATTTTCCCGCTTCATACATAATAATATTTGGGGAAGCACCACTATTGCCTGCTTTAATATTATAAAAAACATCATAATTATTTGATTGTGTTGTTGAATAAAAATTAACAATATAATCGCTTGTATATTTCAAAGGTTCTTTCTCTGGAAACTTTTTGAAATTCATTCTATGAATAACATAATCTGTTGAAGAAATATTTATTAAATCTTTCGCTTCATAATGAGCATTACCAAAATATGATGTGTTAGTTTGTCTTATATTTGTTATTGTTCTTCCTAACGCAATTCCTAATTTTTGTCTTGCTTCGCCATAAGAAACTCTTTTTAACCCTTGCCCAATGAGTGCGTTCCATAGTGGGTGGCTTAAAGAAACCATACCTATTCGTTGTGCTAATTGATATGCTTGAAGTCTTTGCGAAGAACCTTGACCTACTTGAAGGCTTCCTTCTTCATATATTTCGGTTGAATATTTGCCGATTGAATACTCATTACTTAATATATATTTTGTGGTAATGGAGTTGGCTTTCTTTTCCTTTTTAATTACTTGAAAAATATCTATTAAAATCCACTCCCAAGAACCATTTAATTTTAAACCACAATAAAAAACACAAATATCGCCAACATTTTTTTCGAGCATACCATTAAAGGCTTCAATAGTAATTTCGTGTGAAACAATAACTTTGTTTTCAAGTGAACCGCTTGAAACATACTTAAAACTTTTAAATACCTTTTTATCATATTCAATTCCGTTAAAAACCAATTTAACATTCGCTTCTGGCATTAGAGGAAGAAGTTGCGCTTTTTTCCAATCATTAGATACACTTATCATTTTTTATTGCCCTTCTTCCGTCGGCTTTTCGCCGACTAAAAATCCTGTATCAATTAAATTTAAACTAACATTTTCGTATCCTTTTGGCGAGCCATCACTATTTAAAACCATTTTAGCAAATTGAACCTTTCTATCACTTGGGTAAAATTGTCTTATTGGGTTATTATCAATATCTGGTGCGCTTTCAACGCTTCCGTCCCAAGTTCCTGCAACAATATCAAAGAATGAAACTCCAACAAAGAAATTTCCATTATGTTTGCTATCAAAAAGTTGTGCTAATTTTGCATATTGTGTAACGGTCATAAAGTTCCATTTTAATTCAACTTTTGCAACATCTTCTCTTACAATGTGTGCAATAACTTGACCGCTAATATTTCTACCGCTATCAACAACGGTTGAAGAAAGACCGCTATAATCGCTTGGAACAGGAATATCGCTTGCAGTAGCACCATCAAAATGCACCCAAGAAGATGAATGTTCATTATAAATACTTATCAATGCTCTAATAGCCATATTCTGTGCCTCCTCTAAACAAATCTGCGCCACCGCCTAATTTCTCATTGTGTTTATTAACTGCTCTTGCGATTTCAGTTCCATCAATTTGGATAACAATTTCTTTACCGCTATCGCCATTTCCGTTATTTGCGTTAATCATCGCTTCATAAACGCCTCGTTTAATACCTTCAACGATTTGTTCGTTGTTGGCAACTACGGTTTTTCCGTTGCTAAATTGACCTACCAATTCGTTGTGATTAGCGAGGAAAAAGCCATCTTCTGGAAAACCGCCTGTTGCGTATTCAAATAATGGTATTTGTGGCACAGGTATATGTGGTATATCTGGTATTTCTGGTATTCCTGCCCAAGTCCACAAAACAGATAAACCAGATGTCATTGTATTTAAAACATCAATACAACCATTTATTACACCAAAAATAATAACTAAAAGCGCGTTAACGATTGAACTTAACGTATTGACAACCGCTTTTCCCGCATTATCCCATTTGCCTTGAAATATGTTAATAAAAACATCTAACAAACTTGTTATTTCCTTAAACACCGCGCTAATAATATCTACATACTCTAACGCTATATTTGAAACGAATGTAATAGTGTGTTCAATTATATCCCATATTTGTGTGAGAACGCGAAACACACCCGCTAAAAAACCATCAACACTTGAAAATGTTTCTCTTAATGTTCTTAATATTTTTTCATACCATTTTTCTTCGGCTTTTGCGTTTTCAGCGCTTTCTTCTTGCGCGTCTAAATGCTCTTTGTCACTTTCTGCGGTTTTATCAGTGTCTTGAATTATATTAAGTTCATCAATTCCTAATGCAATATTTTTAATTTTCTTTAATTCTTCGGCATATTTTTTTGCTTCTTGTATTTCTTTTGAAAAATCTTGCGTGTCAAATAGTTTTGACATCGCATATCCAATCTCATATAAACCATTTGTAATAGTGTTTAATAAACTTGTTATTACCGGTTCTAATCTTGTTAATATAGGTGCAATAACCGCTAAAACGCCTCGTCCTACATCTTGGAAAGAACCTTTGATATTATTTATTGTTTCCCCAAACTTATCGTTATATTGTGCTAATTCTTCTATACTTGTTCTTATGATTTGACCGATAAGTTGAATTGCTCTACGCACCATACGATAGAATGTAATGCGTTTAATACTGTTAATTAGTTTAAGCCATTGTTTTGAACTATTTTCTGCTTCATTTCCTGCATTTCTTGTGCTAACACCAAGAGAAGCAAGAGAAGTAGTTGCTGTGGACGTAATAGAAGGAATGCCTTGTAACGTAACGGCATAATCACTTGTTTCTTCGTTCACCAATGTAAACTCGTTACCTACTTGTCCTATGCCTTCAACGACAGGTTCAAAGTTTTGAACCGTTGTTTTAAAAGCAACGCCAACATCTTTTAAATTTGCAATCGCACCTTGAATAATCTTTTCGTAATTATATATATTTTTATCTAAATTTGGAACGTCCCATTTGCCTTCTTCTTTTACGCCGGTTGCTGGCGTTGGGCTTTTAAGCGTAGGCGTTTTCATTTTATTGACTTTTTTGCTTGTAATTCCTAATGCTTTCATTGCCGAAACAACATCACGTAAACTGTCTGCGACGTTTGAAAAATCTATTTTTGCTATACCTTCTAAATTAGTCCTTATTTGCTCAAAAACAGACCAATCGGCTTTTTTACCAATTTCTTCTAATTTTTCAACAGAGGTAGCAACATCGTTTAACTTTTTTTTAGTATTGCCAACTTCTGCATTTAATTTAATGGTTAATGTTTGTAATAATGCGTCAGCCATTGTTACTACCTCCTTTTTGACATTTGAATAAGTTTCTCTTTAAGATTGAGCAACCTATTGTTTCTTTCCTCTTGTTTCGCTTTTTCCATTTCTTCTTTTGTTAAGTTGATAGGTTTTTTAGGATAATCAAGAGGTTTTGTGCCTTTTTTAGCAAAGGCGTGTAATACCGGAGAAACGCTACATAATGCGATATATGTGTAATAACCTTGCAACCATATCTTCTCATTTTCTTGTTTTTGCCTAATTTCGTGCGCTTTAAGGTAGTGTTTTGCAAGTTTTGGGGATTTATACCAGAACTCGTCATAACTCATTCCTATCGCCATAAAATACGGCAACGCTTCTTCAAAGTATTCTTCGAGGGTTTTTTGAGGGGAAGAACTTTCTTCTATGCTCTCCCCCAAGTTGCGTTTCCCTTTTTTTCGCTTTTACCATTAACAATAGCGTTAATAGCATTTTTATACATTTCTGCAAGAGCGTTTGTAAACTCAACCTTATTTTGGATTTCGTCGATAATATTATCAATTTCTTCCGCTTTTAACTCTGGGTGGTGCATAATAAATGCGCCTCTTGAAAGTTCAGTTAAGGTTGTAAGTGGTTTACTGTCGGCAACGCTTGGATTAAACCCACGCTTTTCCATAGCAATTAACGCATAGCGATTAAACTCTAATGTGTATTTGCTATCATTTAATACAATTTCAATTTTATCCATTTATAAAATCTCCTTTCACTAATTAGTATAATTAAGCGGTTGCGCCTGTGTCAAATGTAATTGCGGTTGATGGAGTAATTGTGATAGTCATTTCACGAACTTCGTCAACGCCTTTACCAACTAATGAAACAGAAACTTTACCTTTGAACTCAAATTTACCGTCGTGTCCATCTGGTTCTCCCGAACTATTTGCACCGAACCATAAACCAAACTCTTGTTCTACTCCTTCTAATGCTTTAATAGCAGAATAATCGCTGGCTGTGTAGTTTGCGGTGAAAGATAATTGTTCGTTGGATTTAACGCCTTCAACAAATCTTTGTTGTTCATCACATAAAGTTGTGCATTCGATTGAACTTGGAGTTCCGCCTAAATCTGGATAGTCTTTAATGCAACAAAGTTTTGACCAAGTTTTAGTAACAGGGTTTGTTCCGCTGGTTGCACTAACATACATAAGAGCGGAATGGATTGTTGATGTTTCTACTGCTGTAACTGCCATAATTTGTTACCTCCTATAAGTTTTGTGGTCTTTTCCAACCACCGCACTATATCGAGCAATAATTCGATATGTGGTTTCGTTTTGGTCTTGCATTGGGGTTGAACTCTCACGAATAAACCCAATACTTTTCATAAAATTGTCAGCGACCTCTAACAATTCGTAGCACTCACTCATACGAGTTTCACCTTGTGCCATACAGTTTATTTCAAATGCGATATTAGCAAAGTTTTCTATTTCGCAACAGTCACTCCCTTGCTCATATACGCTATCGTCTATTTGTTCAATGCTAACAAACGGGTAAAAACTTGGTGAATTAGTATAAACGCTTGAAGTTTTAACATCGCTGTTTGAAAGAACTAACTGTTGGGTTAATCTATCATAAACTTCTGCGTGAATATTTATCATTTAGTCTTACCTCCTACTGTAATTACCCACTCTGGAAACTTTTTATCAAAGTCTAATTTAGCGCCCCACATAGCACGGGCAGGTTTATTACCGCCTGTCCAATACACATTTGGTTTTGGATTTCCGTTGCGGTCAACAACGAATGCCAAGTTAGGAGTAGCGTGTTTCATAGAGATATTTTTGTTTTTAAATATCCAGAAATCTTGACTACCTCTACCTTTACCATAATGCCCAAGTTCAGCCATTGCTGGTTTAACTGTTTCTCTAAATGGGTTGTCCGGTGCGTATGTATTAACACGCCCCATACCTGCGCCAAACTCAATAAATGCAACACTACCACTTGGGCTATAAGCAACCACATTATATGTGCATTTTGCTCTACCTTCTGCGGTAGTCCTAACGGAATAACAATATACATCATTAGTTCCGTCGTATAGCGCTCTATTGAAACCTCTTTGGGCTTTTTTAGCCATTTGTTTAGCACCATAAGCCACTATACTTTCTAACTCCCTTTCACTATTCTCCGCCAAACGTCTAATTGCGTCTGCAACGTGTTTAGCGTTAATTTCAAGGGCTTTTACCATACTAATTTCCTCTTACCTTTTTAACTGCAACAACAACTTCGTTTAAGGCTTCGCAAATGCGTTTTACGCTATAATCGTATAACGGTGCACCATTTGAGCCATATTCCGGTTTCTTATCAATGAAGAATACAGTATTCTCGTCAATATGTAAGTCCATAAATTGGGCGATAGACATAGTAATAACTTTGTCATAATCAAGGTTAATACCAATTGTTTCCACAATAGCATTGCCTTTCGCACCACTCACATTCGCTTTGAATAATTTTTCTTCGGTATATTCAACACGGAACTCGCCTGTTTTATATCCGTCTTTACCTACAACTTCAACTTTTCCAAGATAGTTTAACCTATACATTGGTTTCTTATTTATAGATAAGTTTCTCATAAGGATTTGCCATAAGGGGTAATTTCAGCAAGGATTTGGTTTTTAGAACGCCAAGTTCTATTAACGCCATTCTCGCTATGTGTTGATTGCCCCTCTGCACCTCTCTCATTATATAAAACAATAGCAAGTTCAATTTGTAGTTGCTCGTATCTTGGTTCTACGTCTTGGTCAAGAGCAAAACCGAAAGGGAAACGAGTATTTAGTATAAGGCTTTTTGCTTGAAGGAGATAGACACGCAAAACTTTGGTATCTTCTTCACAATCAAGCATAACTTGAATTTGTTGGATTTTCTCATCGTTAGACATAATCTACCTCCTTACAAAATAATTTTTACTGCTTCAATTATTCAGCAGAGATTGTAGTAACCATTGCACAGAATGGGACAACTTTTAATGAAATTGGATTTGCACCATCATTAACTAATTCCCAATTGCTTGCGGTTTCTAAATCGCTGACGGATAAAGAAGTTTTGGAAGCGTATGCACTTTGTTTAAGTGAAACGCCTTCTGGTGCGAGAATGTATCTTTCTCTTGTGATAAGGGAAGTTTCTCCACCGTTTTTCTTGGCGTCACGAGCCATTTCTGCTGGAACTTCGACAGGAAGTGGTTGATAGCAGAATGCGTTACGTCCAAGAATATATGATGTGTAAACCTTTGCACCGTTTGCACCATCAGCAACAGGGCAACTGTCGTCGATAATGACTAAACGACCATTGAGATAGCCGATTTGGGAAGGTTTAATCATACCTTCTTCGCTGTTTTCAAGAGCGTATTTGAGAACTTGGATTTTCTCATATTCTTTGGCTAAACCAGAGTGCATAAAGACAACTTCAAACATATCTGCGTTATCACCTGCGACTTCACGGCAAACATCATTAACGTCTGTTGCAGAAGCACCAGATAATGCAATTGCGTTTGCAGAAAGTGCAGAACCAAAAATACCTTTTAAAACTGCGAGTAAAACCTTTTGTTCGTGTTTTCTCCAATATCTTGCGACTTGGGAAGCAACTTCAAACATAAAGTCTTTTCCGGAAATTGATGGGGTGAAATCTTTTTCGGTGAATGATTTAGCAAAACCAATAGCACCAATACCTTGTGAATAGGTCTTTAATTCGCCATCATCAATGTCAGTTCCGCCGTCATAAACGACAGGCTCTCCGGCTAATAAACCTGTAATAGGTCTTGTAATGTAGTTACCACCGACTTGTTCTGGTAAACGTGAAGCAAGTGATGGGTCACCATAGAAAACGCCACTTTCAATTAAGCGTGTTTTCACAGGGTCAGCGATTGTTCTTGAATAAGAAGCAAACACTTCACCATTGAATACTTTTTCATCAAATCTTTTCATTTATTTTTCCTCCTATGCGATGTTTTTAAGAGGACATTCATCGACTACTCTTGTGAATTAACAAGTGCGTCGTATTTTGCTTTATCGGTTTCTCTCAATTCATTTAATTCCTGCATTGAGATTTTACCGGCTTTGAAGTTCTCTTTGGTAAACTTGTCATCGCCACCATTCCCCCCGCCACCTTTAAGGTTAGGGTTCTTTTTCATTAACTCTGCTTCAATTGCTTGCTCACGAATTTTAATAAATTCTTGATGGAACTTGGAAGCGTCTTTGCCTTCGAGTTCAGCATTAGCAACTTTTTCAGCGAGTTCTTTTGGATAACCAATTGCGAGATAAGTAGAAACTTTTTCGTTTTCGGCTATCTTGCGATTTGCTTTTGCAAGGTTTTCCTCAACTTCTTTAAGGTGTGCTTCACGCTTTTCCTCATCAGTAAGTTTTTCGGCTTCTTTCTTCTTGTAATCAGCAATTTCGCTTGAATATTTGTCGATAGTGCTCTTATAGGACTTGGCTTTGCTTTCAGCGTCATTAGCCTTATCTTCAAGTGCTTTTTTTGCTTCGCTAATTTTAGCGATAACATCTTCGTCAGTCATACCCTCGACATAGGTAATTCCTAACTTTTCAATTTGTTCTTTGGTCATTACAACCCTCCTTTGCGTTTAATTTTAGGCAGTTCTCTCTGCTCTTTGCATTTTTATAGTAGTTCTTTCTACTTTTATTATTAGTAGCCTTTGCAACCGGCTACTTATAACCAATTTGGGACTTAATAAGACATTCCCTTTTTATTTTGACTACTACCACATTATCTCTCTCGCGTTTGATATGTGCTTCATCGCCTTTATTAAGTATATCGCATATTTTGTCGATAACTTCTGGTGTGAAGTCGCTATTCTTCAACTTCAACATCGTCGTTGTTATCCTTTTTCTTTTCGAGCAATGCTTTTTGCTCTTTTAAGTAATCCTCGTAATGGGCTTTACTTTCTTCGTATGCTTGTTCTGGGTCTGGGAATAAACCACAGGACACAAATGCTAATCTTGGTGCAATTTTTGGTTCTTTAAGCATAGAAGTTAATGTTTGCGACTTAACCCATAAGTCTTCATAATTTCTACGAGTAAACTTAATATCTATATCACCTAACATAAGGTTCATAGTATTTTTAGTAAGTGCACGGGCAATGCGTAGGGCAATGCGTAGGAAGCGTCTTTCGCTATCTTTAAACATAATTTCTGTTTCGCTTGCTCTAATGTCGGCGTTTTGCCAACCATTTGACATAGCCATAGCACCATTATTTGAACTAACCGACTTACTACCGTCTTGCTGTGTAGGCATACCCACGATAGTTCTAACAACATTCATTAAGTCATTTTTAAGGGATTGAACTTGTGTTTGGTTTAATTCTTGGGTGAGGAAGGAAACGTTTGCTTCCAACTCGCCATTGTCCTTAATTTTAATAGCACCCATTTCTTTAAGTTTCTTGAAGTTTTCATCGTCCAAGTCAACGTTTTTGAATACCATTAAACTTTGAATGAACTGCTCAACGCCATCTAAACGGTTACTTTGAACGTTGTTAATTGCGTCTAATAGTCCTAATACCTTCTCAAAGTCGCCCATTCTTTCTTCGTTAAGCGGATACTCAACTAATGGAATATCACCATAAGTATGTGCTTCTTTGGTAACTAACACATTGTTAATTACAGTATATTTATATTTATCATCGTAGGCTTGTAGTCTTTGAACTTCAACGCCTTCAATCATAATTTTATCAATGAATACACCAAGTAATGGTTTGCTGTCAAACTCATCGGTGTAAATAATGAATGCTTTTGTTGGGAAGATAGTAGTAATTGTATATGGGCTTTCATCATTATCTGGCTTAAATTTTGGGTTGACTAATGTAAGTCTATAACCTAAACCGCAGATACTTTGATGTTTTGCCACACTCTTATCTTTGCCTTCCTTATTTTCGTAAAGCATATAATCGGTAAGCAATGCTAATGCACCGGAATTGGTGCTTTCTTTTCTTGCAATGTATTGAATAGGCTTGTTTAATAAATATCCAACTTTAAACGATACAATTTCTTCTGCGTGGTTCTCGACGAGTTTGTTGTTTACCTCTTTTCGATATGTTTTTTCACGCTTTAATATTTCTTGTATACCTTTGTAGTAGTTGAATAAGTAGCAAATTTGTGTGCAGTTAGCAAGATGAGTGGCTAAACCTTTACTTAAAATGTCAATGATATTATCATCATTGACTTCTGTGAATGCTACTTTAATTACTGTTCTACCTTGCAATGTCATTTTCTGTTACCTACAACATAAGTTTATAGGTAATACAAGGTTTTTCTTACTATTTCAAATGTCTTTTTGTGCAGAAAGACTTTTTAGAAAGGACGGGCAATAACCTCGAAACTTACAGTTTGTGCCGGTCTTAACATATCAACACCCATTGCTAAACAGTCAACACCATCATCGTTTTTATTTTTGCCGTTAATGGTATATCCTGTAACATTTTGCATAAATAAACGGTAGTCTTTATCCCATTTTGAACTTTCAAGAAAGTGAAAATGTAACTTAACATCTGGGGCAGACGCAAAAATCCTTGCCTCTTTCGTTGTTTGTGTTGGTGCACTTTTACATCTTAAATTGCAAGGGACGCCTTTTTCTTTAAGTTTAGTTTCAAGGTCAATTTTATAGTCTTCACCTCTATTATTCTTTTCAACTTGCATTTCGCCTATGCCTCTGTCATAAACCATTTGGCATATTTTAGGCTGGCTCTTATATTTATCGCCAAACTCAAAAACTACTTGCGGGATATATACCTCATATACGTTGCGTTGTTTTGTATCTCTATAACATACCATACTAATAGCACAGCAAGCGTCACCGCCACCCCAAGCAACGTCAACAGGGGCAATAACCTTTGTTGCTGGTTGTTCTGGTAAATTGCCATCAAAATACATTAAGTCATCAGCAGGGTATAATAATCCGCTTCTTTCAATTGGCTCGCCCATATATTGAGCAGACCAAGAAGCCATATCGCCTGTGCTACTAAACTCTGCCCTTTTTGAAATATAGAATGCAGATGAGAAGCCAACATTATATTTATAGTCAAAATTACTTTCATCTTTATCATTTAAGGCTGGGACATTGAAAACTTTGTATCTAATATGTTTGGAAGATGGGTCAGTCATTAAAAAGTCTAATCTTCTGCCGATAGGGTCAGCGACTGTCCAACGAGTTCCTACCCATAAATGTTTAGCAGTTTCTTTTGCACGGGTTAAAAAGTCGTTTAATACTTTTGACCATACGCTTGCTACACGGGCAGGATTTAACGCTTCTTCAATACCCGAAATAAAGTCATCACCTATTTCTAAACCATTACAGTCACAAGAACCGTTAAGCGAACCATCTATTGAACGTGATGTTAAAGAATGGTATCTCTTAACTCTGCCTGTATCTAAATATGTTTCTTTCGCATTACAGAACTTTTGCTCATCAAACTTAACATCTGGAAATATCTCTTGCCAACAATAAGTAAAGTTATCGGTAATAATTTCTAATACGCCTTTATAAAATGCGTTTGCAGTTAAGCCCGAAAATGTGCCGTAAAGGTTTGAACTTTCTGGGTGCATACCTAATTGCCACGTTACAGCAAATAAAATAAGCGTCGTTTTACCAACTCTTGGAGGCATTGATAAAAATAACTCATCAAGTTCATCACTAATAAGCAATTTCTCTAATTCACGAACAACTTTTAATAATTTTTCCCTTCTCGGTAAATAAAACTGCTCTTTAATAGGTCTGTGAAACTCTAATGCTTGAAAATAACTATCTAAACTATAAGGCGTTTCAAGAATAAGTGCCTTGTGAATAATTGTATATAACTCTTTTTTTGTGTCATCTAACGTTAATTCGTTTTTAATACCTCTGTCTGCGAGCGTTTTTAACTCGTATGTGCATTTCATAGCGTATATAGGGTTAGCCTTAAAAAGGTGCTTACAACAAATAAGGGCGTCATTATAATACTCAATGACGCTCGGGTTTTTCTTAATTACGTTGCAAATTTTGTGAAACGTATCCATTTTCGTTACATTATCACCTGCGAAACAATGTGTTTCACGCCTTTACCTTTAACTGTGCTATATACCGTTGATAAATATATTTTAGGCATTACTTTTGCGTTAGGTAGATAACCTTTCCTTTCAGCATATTTAGCATAATTTAGGAACGAACCTGTATTTACATATAGTCTTTCTTTCTCACAAACAGTAAATTGTGTTCTATCCGTTCTAAAAAATGTCTTTTTGAAGCATATAGGCTCGTGTGTGTGACCGCAGACAACACAGTCGCAGTCCACAATGTCACCAATATCATATAAACGGTTTGCTTTTCCGCCAACCTTTCTTCCGCCACCATTTCCGTGTGTTAAATATACAGTATAAATTAACGGTGAATATCCTTTCATTTTATTAGACTGCATTCTTTTAACACCAAAACTAATAAAAAGGACAGCACCTTCTTCGGCATATCTGTCTTCAATGCCCAATTGCATAGCGACACAGCCTAATAAGTCAATACCACTTTCACGCCAAGTTCTTTCCTCGTGGTTTCCGCTAACCATTGCAAGAATTTTATCTTTAATTGGTTTTAGGTAACCGACAATTTGTTCAAGTTGTTGCTGTGGTGTTAACTTCGCTCTGTAAACGTCGCCAATACTATTTTTAGTAGTGTTGTCCATTATATCGCCACCAATGATGGCGTATGCGTTTGGAGTATTCTTAATAAATTCAATCTCTCTTTCCACCATTTCAATATCACACGCAGGCTCGCCAATGTGTAAATCGAAAAGCGGGCAAAGGATAATTTCTTTATGTTCTTTTGGTAAATCAACTTTAATAACTCTCATCTATAAATAACCTTATTGTTTCTCTTGTATTTATTGTGCTTATGAAAACCGTCATTGTATTTATCTTTATAAAACTTCTTGTGTTTTCTACGATATTCTTTTTCACGGTCAATCATACAAGAAAATTAAATAATATTTATGGTTATTTGTCAAGGGTTAAAATTGGTTGATGAATGCCTTTAATCCATTCTTTGCTTCCGTATTTATAGAAGCCTTCATAAAACTTGCGGTTACGACAGACATAATATACTTGTGCCATCGTCCATTCTTTACCACTTTTTGTCCTAATATTATTTCTATTTAGGGCATTAGCGATAAAACAGAATGAGCAGTTGTCCGCTTTCATTGCAAAGATAGTTTTTACAACTTCGGCTTCATCTTCATCAATTACAAGTTCATTGTTTTCAACTTTATAGCCTAATGGTGGTCGCCCGCCTGCGTATCCACCTCTTGTAGCCTTAATCGCTCTACCTTTTGAAGTTCTCAAAGCGATATTTGCTCTTTCTTGCTCGGCTACGAATATCATTAAACTACGATAAACATTTGCGAGTGCATTATCTTCGCCGAAGTTTTCTTGCGTTGAAATAAGTTTAATGCCCTTCATTTCAAGTTTATACAAGAAATAGAAGTATAGTTTAATATCACGTGCCACACGGTCTGCCTTGAATGTAATAACAGCCTCGTATGGTGGGTTACTTACTTTGTCGTCAAGAATAATTCTGTCCCATTGCGGGCGGTTTTCTTTAACGCCACTAATTGTGTCCACTAAAACATCAACAATTTCATAGCCGTTTTCTTCGGCGTATTTCATTATCTCTTGTTTTTGTGCTTCGATACCAAAGCGGTCATCGCCACTTTGCTCTGCTGTGCTTACTCTAATGTATGCTATTGCTTTCTTCATATTCTTTAATTCCTTCCTTAATATCTTTTTTGTCCTGTGTTCTAACGCTCTTTTTTGTCGCCTTACGCAGTTTTCGCTTCTCAAACTCTCGTGAACGCCTGCAATAATACTTTAATGCAAAGTCGTCCCTATTACTGTGCTTTCTGTATTGGTTTCCTTTCATTTCTTTTAACCTCTTTAACAATGCGGTTTATCGCCGGTGTTAAGAACGCTACAAGTTCGCACACTTCTTCAACATCAAACTTGCGTTGATAATGTCGTCCTTGCACGCACAACATAGCGTGTGTTAATTCGTGACGTAAAATACATTCTGTTGCAGACTTGCCAACATCATTTCTAATTAAAATAAGTCTTTTATTAAACCAACAGCAACCATCATTCCCTCGTAAGTTCGGGTTTTCTGGCTCAACAAAATCTACGTCCCATTTGTAACCAAATATTTCAATTCTTTTCATTTTAGTTAATCCTTTCTCTGTTGCCATTATATTACCACATTAAAAAAATGCTGTCAAGTGTTTTTTATCTGCCTAATTTTATATAGAAAATATGCAATTAAAAAGGAGGAACGGAAACCGCCCCCCCAATTTCGACCATAGTGGATATTCTTTAAGCCTTTATCTCGCCCACCAACTTGCCACATAAATCCTTCCTTTAATAAACACCTGTGTTCGAGTTGCGAACTGTGGTTATGGCTTCAAGTTTATGGTCTTGGAATAAAGTTTAAGGAAGCAAAAACGCTTAATGCTAAATACTATTGCAAATCTTCCTTGCGTAACGCCCATACGAATTTATACTTAAAATATTCAACATAATAATTCTTGCCCTTGTATTTAAACATAATAATACGTTTTCTAATACCAAACAAAAGTTCTTCGGGCTTGAAGTATATCACCCCATCGAATGTTTTAATGTATACGCCCTGTTTGCGAGCGAGTGCAATAACCTTTTCCATACAAATAATTATATACAAGTTAAATAAAGTATGCTACTATTTTTCGTTAGGACGTTGGACAGGACTGCCGACGACCAGACGAAATTATGCTGACTGCTACTTGGATTAGTAACAGGACACCGGTTTACAGCATTAAAATTAGTCGCCCACGTTGACTGCGGTTGGCGTGGGTTTTTATTACGCTTTCGCTAAATTTTAAGCACATTTGACAAAATTTTTGCAGAATATGTCGAAAAATTGCAAAAATACGCAAATATTCGATGGAATTAGGAATATTTTTCGCAAATCCTTGACTTTCAACTTTTTGCGAAATACAATGCCTTTAATCACAAATCGTTTGCACGGTTTGAAGGTTCAGCGGACGACGGACGAAAGTTCTACTCCCGAACCTTTTTTTGTTGCCCTCTTAACGCTTTTATGCTATGATAATCGCAGAGAGCAGGAGTATTGCCTGTTGCGGGTTCGCCCGCTTTTTTTATTTTTTCGAGAAACTTTGGACTTTCATCATTTGAAACTTGACGCCCATTTCTTTTACCGCCCCCTTCAAATTATCGGGTCATTTTTCAATTTTGACCCAATCTTTTGAAAACTTTTAGGGTGAAAAACTCGTGCCCATTTGTTAGTTTCGTTCCCTAAACTTTCGAGGTTTGAAAACTCTGTCCCATTGAAATGTCTTGTTTGTTAGGAATGATTTTTATTTTGCGGAATTTTTTATGCTCACCCCCGCTTGTTTGGTGGGGGGTGTAATTTTACCCCGACCCGTCAATTTTGGTGGCTTCCTTGCGTGTTTAATTTTTAAATAATAATAAAATAAAAATAATCTATTGAACGACTAACACGGAATATAAAAAAATCTTGATATTTTTAATAAAAACACAAAAACAAGTATTTTAATTTTTTAAGGGTGGGGCGTTTTGTTTTTGTTAAGGGTGGGCGATACGCTCAACAATTAAAACGCATATATAATATATACACATTACACACGCACAAAAATTAAAAATATATATTTATTATTTATATACAAGTTATGAAGCAACAACAAAAACGATAATTTTATATAATACGGGCGAGGGCGTGCAAGGCGTGAAAATAACGCACGCAATATAAATATATATAAATTATTCTTTGAACGCTTAACGGGGCTATAAATACCAATTTACACGCATATTATTTTTATATTTATTTATTATTAAAATTAAATCGTATTAAAAAAATATTTGCATTTGTTTTTTATATCGTTTATAATGAGTGTGCGAGAAGTTAAAAAACGGCTCGCAAATCGTTCTTTGAAAACTTAATCAAAAAAATAGTAAATACTTTTTATATAGTGTGCTTGCGTTTATTCCGTTTAATTATTTATATTTTAAAGGGGTTAAAAACTATGAAAAAAACATATAAAACATTAAACAATTTTACATTTGAAGTATTAAACAACAAAACAAAAAAAGCGAGCGATTTATTAAGCCGTTTTAATTGTAGCGTTGGGGCGTTTGGTCTTCGTTCTTTGCTTGATTGCTACGACAAGCCAAGCGAAGCAAAAAGAAAAGCATATAATAAAATTTTAAAGTTTTGCGAGCAGGTCGGGGGCTATTCTGCTATAATCGGCTTTAATTCGTGTGCGTTCTCAATGGGCGTATATGTTAGCAAGACAAAAACTTTATATTATTTTACATTAGAAAATAGTTATATTATTAAGGAATAACAAAACATAAAAACGGGGTAAAAGTTAAAGCACATTATTTAAAGAGTATTTACTATATAATAAAGTGCTTTTCTTTTAGGGTTATACGTTCGCCGTATATTTTAGGGGGCTACATTATGGATAATAAAAAGAGTTTTTTCTGCTTTTCTGCGTGCTTTAACGTAAAAAGCGATAAATATAATTATAATATGCTCATAAAACGCCGTAAAAGTGGGGCGTTTGCGTATGGCGATAAGAGCACACACATATTAAAAATATATGACGCTAAAACGGGCGAGTTTATAAGCGAGCGTATTTACGATACACGTTACGACAATATAAACGGCGACGACGTTATAAAATGGCTTGATTATTGGGCTTTGTTTATCTTTAAAAATTGGGTAAATAAGCCCGTAATTACTACGATTTTTTATGACTGCGACGAAGTTATAAAAGACTAAAAAATAAAACTTTAACGGGGGCGTATAATCTTAAAAAATGAGCATTTTATTATAATTGATTAAGTATAAACGGCGTAATTTTAAGGGGGTAAAATATGAAAATCACGCAATTTAAAAAGATTATAATTGATAATCACGGGGCGACGTTCACCAATACGGGCAAGGTTGCGACTTTAAGCAACGGCTATATTGTAAGCGAAGAAAAGCACGGCGTTATATTAAGCGTAAAAGAGTTTAATAATAAGAGTGCTAAATACTTTAATATGCTACTTAAAAAAGCGTATAAATTGGGGGCTTTTCTGGGCTTCTGGCTTCATAACGAGCGTGTTTATATTGACTTTAACAAACATATTAAGAGCAAAAGCGAAGCGATAAGATACGCACACGAGCAAAAACAACTTGCTATTTGGGACTGCTTGAACGCTTGCGAGATAAACACAACGCAAGAGTAAGAGCAAAAAAATATAATACTTTGTATTATTAAAAAATAGTATTTACAATTTATTTAATTGTGATATATAATATATATAGTGATAAGGGGGCTAAAACAATGGATTTAAAAAGAGTTTATCACAAAATTATGGATTTAATGTTAGATAGCATTTTATTCGGGGAAAAATTAAGCGACTTTATGCGATTACACGGGGGCGAGTTTAAGAACGTAGACAACGTAAAAATGCGTGAATTATGGCTTTGCGTGTGCAATATGTGCAGATAGTCGCAAGGGGGTTAAAAACGTGGATAAGAAACTAAAAGCAAAAATATTTAACGCTTTTAAAGAAGATATAAGCAAGGCGTTTAAAGACTTAAATATAAACGATAAAGTAAGAGCATTTAAAAGTTTAGAAAATTGGGCTTTAACTACCAACGAGATAAGCAAAGAAGCGAGCGAGTTATTTATTAAAGCGTTATATACAAGCGAAGAAACAACGGACGCACGCATAACTATAAGCGTAGAAAACGGGCTAAATAAAATCAAGGGGGCTAAATAAAATGTTAAAGAAGCATATTATATTTATGGACGATATTTGCGACTATATAGACGAGTATAAGAGCGATATTATAGAAAGTTTAGAAGACAACGACGAAGAAGCAAACGACGACAATATTTATAAGGAAGCGAGCAGATATATTGAACGTGACTGCGACGACTTAAAATATGCGTTAAAATTATTTGATAGTAAACACGGGCGAGTGCTTGCTTTGGGTAGTTTAGGCTTATGGTATGGACGAGCACAAGGGGGCAAGATATACAACACATTAAGCGACGCAATTTATAAACTTATTGAAGATAGCAACACGCTATATTATGAACGCACAAACGGGGCTTTGCGTATGGAAGCACGCCACCACGACGGACGCAATTACTTCACATTTTACGAGATAACAAGCAAGGGCGAAGACTATATAATCAAGCACGAGTGCGAACTTACTGCAAGAGATTTACATAAGAAGTTAAGACAAGGGGGCAGAAGCAAGGCGATAAGATTTGAGATTATATTATAATAATTATATTATTAAAAAGTTTCTGCTTTACATTTAAGACGTATTATGTTATTATATAATTAGCAAAACGGGGGAAAGATATGGGAAACTTAAAAATTGACTTCTCACAAGCGATAGATAGACACGCATTAAGAGAAGCAATGAAAGACGACAAGAAAAGAAAAGAGTTAGAAAGAATTATTGCTAACTTCAAGAAACGCATTAGATAAGCAAACAAGGGGGAAAACAAAAATTATGCTTTACTTATACGACACAAACAAAACGACAACATTTAAAACTTCTCGCAAGAATGATTATTCATTAGATATATTCTGCGAGTATACGAAGACAAGATACGGCTTTAAACACGAAGCAACGCTACGTCTTTGGTTATATGGCAAGAACGGCGAACGCACCAACATTTTGGACGCATTCGACAAAGCGACTTATTATAACAGGACTTGGGAACGCTTCTGCTTTGAAAGCGTAATTGTCGGGGCATTTAATAAGGTTTTGAAGCAAACAAAAGACAAGAGCGAGCAAAAGAAAATTAAACGCATTCAAGACAATTTATTAAACGCCGTAAATAATTACAAGTATAAAAAAGTTTATTGTGGCTACTAAAATAAACGGGGTGGGGTGCGTATACCTAAAACGCACAAACGCTTAAAATTAGGGGGTTAAATCGTGTTATACAAAGAGTTAAGAAAAGTATTAAGAGATACAGACAAAATAGAGTTATCGGTTTTCAAGCCAACACAAACAAGGGACAAGGCTTGGACAAAAATATATTTTGTTAGAGATACAAAGCATTTAGACAATTTAAAAGTGGATTTTGTAGGTAGCCAAGAAGCATTATGCAACGGCGAAAAAATGCTTGTATGTGATTTGGTAGAAGAAACAAGGGGGAAAGAATAATGAATAAAAACAATTTACCAAGAAAATGGAATTACGGCGGTTATTCAAGCGATAACTACGGCGCACACACTATTGCGGTGGATATACCACCAACACGCAAGGGAAAACACGGGATTACTTTATATTTTAGTTACGACACAATTGTAGCATTTAGGGGCTTCATTGATAACGACAATTATGGTTTATTCGTGGCTAAAAATATTTGGGGAACAACAACAGGCAAACACTTAAATATGATTTATTCAAACAAGAGCAAACGCCTTGACTACGACGTATTTGAGAAACTTTATAATAAAGCATTAAAGAACGCATAAGTTTAAGGGGGCTGATACTTTATGAAAGAGATAACAATTAAGTTTTATGCTTGCGAGAAGCAATACACAAAAGAGAACGCCAAGAAGTTTCTGCTTTCTCGCTTCGCAAAGACTAACAACACCAAGTTTTTAGATAAATTAAAAGAACTTATGAACGGAGAAACAACAATTGTTTTAGGGGGTATCTAAAATGTTAGGGGACGAAAAGAAAAAAGTTAATGATACGCTCATATATAGAGATATGTTTGTATCCGTATTTATAGACACTGAAAAGTGTTTAATGATAATGGTTAACGTCTTTAAGCACACGAAAGTTAGAGATATAGACAGCAATTATGCGTGTATCGAAGACGATATTGCAGACTACTACGAACTATTAAATAGGTGCATTAGTGGACGCCAACTAACAAATTATCTTAATAAGTTTATTCATTTTGTTTGTAAGCAAAACAACACACGATTTAAAGAACTAAATAAAGACTATTCACGAACACGGGGGATTTATTTATGAAGCCAAGAAAGCACACAATTTATTTAAGCGACAAAGAAATTAACCATTTGTTATATTTAGAAAAGCGATTAAAAGAGAATTATAACAACGGGGCGGAGTTTAGCCAAGACGAAGAAGACAGGCTTATTATTGGCGATATATTAGACAAAGTAGGAGTATAAAATTATGTTAGACATTATGGACTTATTGGAATATGCACAAGACGACTGCGATTTTGATATTTACGACTGCGACAAGGGTGCGACAACTGAAACAGGACTATCAAGAGAAGAATTAGAAAATTGGTGCGAAACACACGACTATGATTTATGGAGTTTTGAGCCAAGCCAAAGAGAAAAAGCGTTTGCTATTGTGTTTAACGTTAGCAAGGTAGAAGAAAAGGAGAACGAATAAAATGGGTTTAGAAACAAGATACTTATACTTTAATAAAACAACATTTAGACATTTAATCAAGTTATGGCGTAGGTTTAATTGTGATAACTTATGTGGGCTAAAAGAAAAGAGCGACGATTGGCTTATGGGAACTTTCATACCCGACAAGTTTATTGACGACATTGAACAAAGTTTATTAAGGGGGAGAAGATAATGAACGCATACCAACAAGGCAAAGCAAGAGCAAGACAACAGGCTATCGACTTTCAAATTGATAGCAGTAAACAAAACTTATCTTATGGAGAACTTGCTAACATATTAGAAAAGTTTGAAAAATTAGGCAGACGCTACGGATTATTAAAAGAGTTTAGAGAGAATGGAGTTATTTGATTATGAACGTAAGAAGACTAAAACCATATACTAAAATTAGTTTTAAGTATCGTTCATTTAAAAACATTGTTTCTCACTTACGCCGACCATATATCGAACTAAATAAAGAAGACTATGTTTATATTAAAACACACTTCAAAACTGATTTATTAGAACACAACGGCAGATTATATACATTCGGTCAATTTGACGGGACGCAAGGTTTAATGCCGTATGAATTAAGCAAATACGAAAGGCAAAAATTGGGGTTAAAGTAAAATGAAAAACGACATTGTTTATGTAACTTGCTACGGCAAGAGAGAAAAATATAAAAGACAAGACGCTATCAAAGAGTTTTTGGAGGCTATGCGTTGCAGTGAGGGAAGCGAATGTGAACGCTACACAAACGTGTATTTCGGTTTGTTGGACGGCTTAACGGAAGTGAGCGACCTTGACTAAAAAACTAAAATGTGGTATTATTTAATATAAGAAAGGGGACAAAAATAATGACCAAAGCAGAGAGAAACGTAAAGTTGGAGAGAATTGCCCAACAAAAAGCAAAGGAAAAGAAATTAAAAATCCAAAGACGCCGTGCAAAAGAGAAAAGAGCAAAAGAAGCACGCAAGATTAACAGGGGATAACTTTTATGAATAAGAACTTAACCGACTTTCTATCGGGGCAAAAAGTTATCGCAGTTAAAACAGCCGAAGATATGCAAAACTTCGTCAATTGGCTGGAAAAATATGATATTTACGACATATTAGTTGGTAACCAATTACACAAAAAGGACTACGCAAAAATTAGTTTTTGGAAAAACCAAGCCAAGCAGATAATGGAACGTAATAATGAATGGATACACCCAAGTCTATTTACTATTTACTTTCACTTCTATGGTTTCATTGGTTGGTTTTACAAGAAACAGCAAATCAAAGACGAGTTTGGCGACACCAATTGTATTATTCAAACAAGCGAACTATAAGGAAAGGACTAAACAAAATGAAAACAAAATACGGAATAAAATATAACGGAGAAGAATTACTTGTTCATACAAAGGACAAAACACCACTTCAATTTGATAGCATTAAAGAAGCAGAACAATGTATCGCAGTAAACTTTGGGTGCTTTCAAGATTTATTTGAAGTAGTGGCATTAGAAAGGAATTAAAAATGAAAAAATGTAGTTTATTTAGTTATGTTTTAGAAGACGACAAAACCGAAACAGGTGGAACGTCTTGCGAAAATGAAACACTTTTAGACTTCTGCCAAGAAGCAGGGCGTATGGATTTACTTTATCAAAGAAATATCAAAGGTATTAACAAAGCATTAAAGGAGTGCGGTATTAAACCGATAGACACCAAGAAGTTATACAACGGGTGGCAAATTAGTATTGAGATATGCGATAAAGGAGAAAGCAAAGTCGTTGTTTGTAGTCCATTATTTAAGACGGAAGCACAGGCAGACAAATGGTATCGTGGATTAGACTTCGCCGATAGTGAGTTCCGCAACCTTGATATATTTATGCTTCGTTATATTGACGGAAGCATTGAAGATACTTATTTATTAGGATAGGAGAAAAAATATGAGTAAAAAGTTTGGAGTATCAACCGAAATTAAATACATTGATTTAGCCGAAATCTTGGCTAACTATAAAAATCCAAAGTTTTGGAAAAAGTCTTGGTGTGTATTTAAAACAAAAGACTTTGAGTGCTATTGGAAAATGACTTACATTAACATTGGAGATAATAGTATTAGTAGCCAAGTAGAATTACATTATCACGGAAAGCACAATTGTCGTGAATATTCTTGGTCGTCGGGTATCTTTGTATCTTCGTGTTCTTCTATTCCTATCGAAAATAGTGATTATACACAAGAAGTATTTAATCGCAATATTACTAACGCAATTGCATACACTATTGAATATTTAGAAAAAGCCATAGTTATACATAGTTATGACTATCAACAAGCAATACAACTCGAACGTGACGAAGAAGAACGTTTAACGGAAGTTGCAGAAGACTTTTTAGACCAAAATAATGTTTCAAATAAAGACATTAGAGAAGCGTATATTGATAGGTTTGTTAGTGACGCTTCAAAATATGACTACACAGGCAGAATAAAAGCAAGTGCTATTCGTAAATACTATCCTTCTGCTCGCTTAATGCTTTATTCTTGGTTTAACAATAAAAAGAAATTTGATGAAGAAGCCAAGTTCCTTAAAGAAAATATGGGAGTAACCAAAAAACTTACTTATGAAATATGGAAAGCAAGAAAAGAACTTGAAAGCGACGCATTTATTGAAGAAGCAGAAAGCAAATTGGAGGGCATTTAATGGGAAATAATGGCAATATCTTGCAAGCACAATTTAGGGAGTTAGGTTTAAAAGTTAATTTTGCAAAAGAAGTAAAATCGCCACAACTTATTACTTACTATTTCAATTTGGAAAGCATAGCCAATTACTCGGTTAGTTTTATTACAAGGTTAATTGAGAAGTTATCTCATTATAACCATAGAAAACTAAACTTTGTTGAAACTTACGACTTTGACTTTGGTGTTAGCGAAATCATATCTCAAAGACAGCCATTATTCTTAACAGGTTTTAACTTCAAGGCTAACAACGGAAGCAATATCACAATACCAATTGGCAAAGACTTAAATAACAAGTTAGTTGAAATTGACTTTGACAAGATACCACACATACTTATCGCAGGCACGACAGGTAGTGGTAAATCGGTGTTAATGAATGATATACTTTGCTCTTTACTTGCTACAACACACACAAGTAACTTTGATATGGTGCTTATCGACCCAAAGCAAGTTGAGTTTAGCCAATACGCAGTGCTACCAAACGCAAAGTTTATCGACGAAACAAACGAAGCCGTCGCATATCTTTATGACTTATGCCAAGAAATGGACGCCCGTTATTCGTATATGAAAGCAAAGGGAGTGAGTGACAGCAAAGGATTATTAAAACCTATTTATGTATTTATTGATGAGTTAGCAGACTTAATGCTTCTCTCACGCTACGAAGTTGAAGAAAGCATAACCCGTTTAGCACAAAAAGGTCGTGCGTGTGGTATTCATTTAATTGTTGCTACACAACGTCCAACAGCCAACGTTCTTACAGGCTTAATCAAAGCAAATATGCCTTGTAAAATTGCGTTAAAAGTGTCAAGCGTTAGGGACAGCGTTGTCGCACTTGACCATAAAGGGGCTGAACAATTGCTCGGCTTCGGCGACGCTATTATTAAAGTTCCTTATTCAACCGAAGAAACACGCTTTCAATGTGCTTATGTAAGTAAACAAAAGATACAAGAACTTATCGAAATGAGAAAGGAAAATTAAAATGAGATTTGAAATTAACAACAAAGAATTATTAGATGTTTACAAGTTAATGAAAGGTTTTGTTGCCAAAACAGAAACACGACCAATCCTTAACGCAGTTCATATTATTTGTGATAAAGATAACCAAACAACTTTATTTGAAAGCACAAATGCTTCAAAAATTGCCCGTTGGGTTCTAAATACAAAAGTTATCGAAAAAGGAGAGTGCTCGCTTTTATTCTCAAAAACATTCTTGTATTTATTAAAAGCAACTAAAATCCCTATTCCGTTTGACGTTATTATTTATGACGAAGACGGAGTGTTCAAAGCAAATATCAACGGTAACATTATTATTTTAGAAGCCCGAAAAGGCGACTATCCAAAAACTAACCAAGTCTTTGATGACCCAATTGAAATTTACGACAATGAACCTATATTCAGTATTGCAGTTTTAGAGGAAGCACTTAAAGCAATGCGTGAAGCAGGTGCAGATACCGTAACAATGGGCATTCCAAAGAAAGAAGCAAGCAAAGTTAGAATGATTTGTAAACCTTTTGGTAGTGAACGTCCTATTGTTAGTGTTATGACAACATTAAGGAAGTGGTAATAAAATATGAAACAAATTACAATTACTAAAACAGAATACAGCGAATTGTTATCAAACCACTTAATACTCATTAAAGGTGCAATCTTGTATGAAATTAAAGCCCTTGACGAAGTTCACAAATGTTTGTTAGTTGAGGATAACGACTTCAAAAAAGCCAAAGTGGTTGATATTCGTTGGAGAGGCTTGACGAAATACCAAATATAAGTTATTATTTAAAAACAAATTGCGGGAATAAAACCAATACCCTTATTAGTATGTAGGCAAAAACCGTAATTTAATTTGAGAAGTGGGCAGGACGCCAACTCGCCGTGTTACACCGTGAGCCGTAAGCCACACCAAACACTTCTCGGTAAGACACCATACCACAAAGGACTTGGGTTATCCAACTCGGTGGTGTCGTGCGAAAACACCTATCGTGAGGTAGGCTGTGGGGGACGTATCTGCCCCCTTTTTATTTACTTATATATTGATGTAATGTTCTTACACCACTAATGTAAAAGTTTTACACCAAAAGAAAACACGAGCATTAAGCCCGTGCTTTTTTTATTTGCTTATAATTTACCATTAAACTATATTTCGTGCCTCTATGCCCCGTTAAAATGCGAAATAAAGGTATTAGTCTTGGTAATCGTCTGGGGAAACTACATCAACAACAGGGAAGTTATCATATTTTTCTTTTAATTCTTCGTCTGTCATTTCAGTTTTCTTCTCGGTGTGCTCTACTTCAACTTTATCATTTAAGCCATAGTAGTTTTTGCCCAAGAACATAGCACCAACGCTACCACCCGACGCAATAGTCATTTCATTATTAGTAGCAATAATTTGTATATAAGTTTTAATTACGTCTTTGGCTGGCGTTCTTAATGTGCCTGCTTCAATATCTTTTAATTGTTTAACTGTGAAGCCAAGTGCCAAAGCAAGCCCATTTAATGTGCAACCAACATTATCTTCAATAGTAGTCTTAATATATTCTTCACAAGCGTTTCTCATTTCGGGCACGCTATCTAAATGTGGTTTGCATATATTTGCTACTCTAATTAAATGTAAAGTTTTCTGTTGCTTCTCGGTTAACTCGCCTTTCGCTACTTTTTCTTCAAACTTTTTAGTTAGTAAAGCGTTGTAAGGGGCAAGGTCAAGAAACATTTTGCCTTGTATCTGTGCCCTATCTGCTTTAACAACAGCCTTTTCCAAAAGTTCGCCTTCATCTTTGGACATTGCACCGCTGTCTACACAATCTTTAATAACTTGTTTGCGACTACGATAATTAGTCTTCTTTTGGTAAGTGCTCATCTTTCTCTACCTTTTTGGCGGTAGTTTTATTTGGCTTTGGTTCTTCAAGTGGTGCGTCTGGTTTAACCTCAACACCTTTAAGCGTGTAATATTTACCACCTTTTTTAACGATATTTTTTCCGTTAAGCAATTCGATAAATCTATTTTTTGCTAATACTAACATCTTTGTTTTCCTCCTCAAATGGTTTAATAATAACTTCTTCGCCATTCTTTTTTACCATTTTAATCATAAAATCTTCTTTATCACTAATTTTAATAGCGTGAAGTTCTGGCTTATGCACAGGTTTAGTATAAAACATTTGTTTAAAATAGTGAACAGGAAATGTCAATATTGCTAACACCCACGCAACAGGAAACAAAATAATATGTAGCACAATATCTCTATGCTTTGGCGGTAACAATAAAATACCGATGACAAATAAAACGCCTAATATAACATAAAAATACCAATCCATTATTTTTTCTCCTCGTAAATTTCAATACCCATTTCTTCAAATAAAGGAATGCGGTGTCCTTTTAATGCGTAATAAACGGTAGTCCTTGAAACTCGAAGTTCATCGCTTGCGTCGTTTACGCTTTCACAAACAACAGTCTTGTATGAAGTTTTAATTACAATACGTTTCTTTAATGGGTGAATACCTCTGCGGTTAATTGCTTTTCGCATTGTATTAAGCGATACATTATATTTTTGACACAATTCTTGAACGGTAACTTCTTTACGCTCATATTTGTCAAAGTCTTCCGGTAAGTATTTTAATTTATTTGCCATATCATTTCCTCCTATAACTTAATAACCTTACCACCAATTTCATTTGCTCTCTCTTTTGCAATATCATAATTGGTGTAAATGACTGCATTCTCTTTTGTGGACAACTCATCTCCACCTGCGTCGTATCCGCCAAAATTGCTTTTAATAATAAATTTGCCGTCTTTGTTTAATACTCTAACCTTTGGCTCTTTCGGGACATACTTTTCAAGCGTCTTTTTATCGCCCGCCATAATCGCAAGCATATCACTAAACCTGCTCATCTTCGTCTGCCTCCCTTAATAAATCCCTAAACTCATAAAACTTTTTAACATATATATCTTTTAATGTTGGCTGTTCATTTTTTCTTTTAGGTTTCTTATAACATTCAAATGTATTTTTTGTGCGATATTCAAGGTATTTATCAAAGTATTCTTTAACTTCTTTAATGCAATTTTTGCGTCCTTGCTTTAATCCGTCGTGATAGCCTTTGCCTGCTTTCTGGTTTTCAAGTCCTGTATGCCCTGTTCTTTGTCCGCCTGCCGTTTTATTACGAAGTTGGTAGCCCATATTTGCATATTTTAATATATACTCTTGTTCATATTTATCTAACTGCGTATCACAACAAACAAACCAAGTAAGAGAATATCCAAACTCTCCACCTTTTTCTCCCTTAAACTTATGTGCTTTTAATGAGCGGTCAATATGTTGATAACCGATTAAATGTTCAGCCATTCGTTTAAGGATACCACCTTTTGCTTTTGTTTGACCGATATATGCGTATTTAATACCCACTTCATCGGTTCTGGTTAAGATATAAATGCCTGTTTTTTCCGGTAAATCTGGGTAAAGTTTTAATAATCTTTTTTTAGCACCCGCTATCATCTGCATTGCTTTCCAATAACCCTTGCCCATATTATTTCTCCGTAAAAAAGTCTTCTATTTCTTGTTTTGTTGGCTTATGGTGGTGTCTATCATATTCTTCGCAGGCAAGCAATACTAATTTATAGGCTTCACTATTACGTTCATACGGAAATAATTTTTCTAATGCTTTAACTGCTTTCATACTACCATTCCACCCTGCTATCTCTTGCAATATCGTAAGGAACATAAATGTCTTCATATCTTAAAGCGATAATAAGTTTGCGTCCGTCTTCTTTACCTCGTGCCATATCATAAAAATGTGTGCGTGATATGCTATATTCTTTACAAAACTTGGTAATTTTAAGTTTCTTTTCTTTCATCGCCTTTCTAATGAAATTATAGTCTTCTTCGGTAAGGCGGAACTTTGTAACGTGTTCAATCCACATATTATTTACCCTCCTTATATCTAACAAAGGTTTCGTTTTGTAAGTAACTATACACACGAGTAGTTTTAACCTTTTGGTTTTCTCTCCAACGTTTTTTCTTTCTTTGGTTGTGACTGAATGACATTTATTTTCCCTCCTTAAATGTTAATGTTTTTATACAGCACCCGATACGGTCAAGCGACTTAACAGGGATACACATTCCCGAACTTGTCGCCTTTAACGTGTGCTCGTCTATATGTTGGTTAATTGTAATACCATATTTTTCTTTCCAAACGTCTGGCTTCTCTTTAACTTTTTCATATAGACGGATAAGTTGGTTTTTAGCAAAGATGAATGCTTTTGTTTCATCTCCAATTAGATATAACCAACTTTTATCTTCTTTTGTTATACCACCTTTAACCATTTTGGTGGTGTCTTTGCTGTTGGCTTCAACCTCGAAGTATAATCTCCCTGTTTGTCGCCATTTGCTGTCGTGTTTAATTTCAATACCGGAAGCACTTTCTCCTTTATCTAATTGATATTTCTTGCTTGAATAACAATTAACGCATACGCCTATTTTTAATAATTCATCACAAATAAAGTCTTGATACTCTGCACCGATGTTGTTTGAAGTATGAAACTTTAATTCATTTCTTAACTTCTCGTTTTCTTCTTGCAAAGTCTTCATTAGCATTTGCTCTGCGTCAGTCATAGTGCCTCCTTTCTTTTATTTCCGTGCAAGTTTTCTGCACAGAACTAAACTTTTTTATCTCTGTTTTTCCCGTAATAACATAGTTATTAAATGGAAACCAAATTGTTGTAGTTTTTTTGGGCAAAATTCAAAGTCAACGTCTTTTGTCTTTGCCCTTTGATAATTTCGCTGGAACAAAATGTTGTGTGCTTTCCATTCAATTAGCAGGCTTCTTTTGGTTCTACAACGTGCTAAACGAGGAAATTTATCTAACATCTCGTCGAGTATTTTATTTTTTTCTTTATCGTCAGTTACTTTGTATGAATTAACAACCTGCACTGCTGTCCCAAAATCAACAACGTCAACACCTCTAATTGTTTTTACCACGCTAATCCTTCCTCCAATTCTAAAACTCTATTTTTAAGTTCAGCGTTTTCCTTTAATTTCTTCTTTTTTCTTACTCATTAAGCAATTCCTTTTTAGTTAATGCCCAACCGCCTAAACATTTTTTCTTATATTTACATAAATGTAATGAACTAAATACAAATTCTCTACTTCGTTCAATGCTTCTTTCGTTATAACCTGTTGCTCTCATAACTTTTAAGCATTTATTTTCAAAATCAATTCCATACACATAATAAAATAACAAACAACTTGGTTCTGGTTTCATTGTTTTACTGTCAACTCCACCAACTTCATAAACACCATCAATAAGCATTTGCACAAGTTCTTTGTATGAAAATCCCAACTTTTCTTCAATGTCTTCGATTTGAGATAACTTAAAGTTTTTTAACATCTCTTTTCCAGCGTGCCTAATGTCATACATTTCAACACTGTCACTGTTTTCAAAGTGCCTTGTTAATCTGGTTTCCATACTTAATCTCTCCTAACAGGTAACACCTCTAATAGATAACTAATAAATGTGGTGTCCCATTCGTTCCTTGCGTCAAACACATATATAGTTTGTCCTGTTTTTCCGGAATAGATGTGATACTTTTTGGCATTATCAATATACTCAATTCGTATATCTGCTTCCTTAATTATTTTTTCAAAACAATAACCAATTTTCTTGTTACGGTCATCGTTTCTTAAACATTGGTGTAACCATTCGTTTTCTTTTTCAAGGTGTTCTAACCTGTTTTTAATATATAGTTTTAATGGGTTCATACTTATATCCTTTCTTCTAATGGAATTTTGTATACAATTGCAACTTTTTGTTCGCAAAGCATTCCGTCATCAAATACCTTAACTTCTACTTCAAACTTGTTGTCTACAATTTTTTGATAAATACGTTCGTTAATTTTATTTTTAATTAAAGGGGAAAGAATTTTTTGTAGCGTATCTTTGGCGTGAAACAAATCGCTTTTAAGTTCTTTAACCGTATTTAATAAATATAAATATTCTTTTTTAGAAATATCTACTCTGTCTTTCGTTTCTTCTTCACTAATATTGTGTCTTTTAGTTTCCGCAATTTCTTGCTCTTTTAAATAATTTGCTCTTTCACTCAACGC